ATATGAGTTTTGTAGATAATCCCGGTTCGCCAATCCCGCTTTGCGCAGCGTCTCTGCGTCGATGACGGGATGCTTCCCCATTTCCACTCCGTAAGCGAGGGCGTGGTCGCGGAAAACCCGCTCTTTTGCGTAATTGTCTGCGTAGATCGCCGCGCTGATCCGGGCGTTGAACGTGGCGGGATACCCCGTGGCCAGGGCTTGTGCGAGAAAGGTGGAATCCGGATCGCCGACGTACCGCGCCTTCTTCCCGATTCTCGAATTCACCGAGGCGAAGTCCGTGGTGGAGTTCCCTGTGACGAGGGCGAGAGCGTCGATGAATTCCTGTTTCGTCCCGGCGAGGCGGTTCCCTTGGATCACGTCGAGAATGAAAGCCGTCGCCTTGGAGATCACAAGGTCGCCCGTCTCCCCGCGGGTTGCAAGCGCGGCGATCCCGTCGGCTTCGTTTTGCGCCTGAGAGGCGACGATCTGCCCCGTGTAGGCCACGAAAGCAGGAAGATTCCAGAGATCGTAAGCTCGTTGGCCGTACTGTCTAACATAGTCCTGCGCCCACGATGGAACGGTGATGACGGTGTTGGTGGACATTTATTGTCCTATCATTTCGGGATTTTGCCTGTCGAATCCCATATTGTTTTCCGAATATGCTTTCGCCCCGGCTTCGGCTCCCGCAGCCGTCACTCCTTTCATGTACGGATTCAAAGAGGTCCCGGAGAACATCGAGTAGATGCTCAGTCCAACCATCGCCACGCCAGCGATCTGCGAAAGCGTGGAGGGTTTATGATACTGCGTGGTCTGCGTCCTTGAGGTTGAAAGGATGGTGCGAACCGCGTTGCCGGTGATATCGAGATTCCGGACCGGGAGGATCTGCGCCTCGTTGTAGCGGTCCCAGGCGTCCTGCAGGGATCCCTGGCTGTACTCCCGCTCGTACGCGCCGGCCTGTCGCAGCATTTCCCCGTCACGGATGCATTGAAGCCCGTACGGGGTCGCGTGAGCCATGCCCTGATGCTGCAACTGCCGCTCCACAATATAATCATCGTAGAACATCTTGGCGATCTCGTTGATCTTCGCCATCATCAGCTTCGACGCCAAGGCTTCCGCTACGTTGTGGTCACTTCCCCCGAAGGAAAAAACGTGCTGATTCTGGATCATCGGCATAACGGAATCATCGAATTCCTCGAGAAGCGCCTCGATCTTCTTCGCGTAAAACGCCGCGATCTTGGAGTTCGTGTTGATGAGCAAGCCGTCGTACAGATTGCGAAGGTATTCCTTGCCGTCAGCTTCGACAAGCGCCCCGCTGGTCCCGCGCAAGGCGAGTGCCGCGATCCCGGCCAGCTCGTTCGCGTTCTGTGCCGCATAGGTTGGGTCGGGATACGCCGTGAAGTTCCCAGGCGATTCCATCATGGATATGGCTGCCGAAAGGTAAGTGGTCGCCCAAGTCTGGATCCCGGTGATGTACGTCGGCAGGAGGTTCGTGTAGCTGACCATATCCTGCGAACCGCCACCACCGCCGCCGCCATCGCACTCGAATCGATCCTCGAACCGCTCACGCCTCGCGGGGCCTTCCTTGAGGAAAGCAAAAAGCTTTCGGTGCGATTCGTTCAGGAACATGGCTTACTCCTTGGAGAGCTGTTTCCTGTAATTCGAGGTCGTTTCGACGTACCCAAGGCGAGACAGGGCCCCCGAAGCGTCATGCCGCATCGCCATGGAGATGAACGGCGATCCCATCTTTTTCGCCTCCCCCTCGAGATACGCAAGGCCATTCCGCATCATGTTCGAGTCCCTGAATTCGGGCATGATGTAGACCGCGAAGATATGAAATCCCGCGTTCCGCAGGGGTTCGATGACGGAGAAGCCCACGAAATCCTTCGCCGGCTCCTGCAGCTTCTTGGCAAACGTCTCCTGGAACTGCTCCGGAGTAATCCCTGTATGGTCGGCGTAAGCCATGTGGAGCTGCTTCCCACCGAACAGGATATCGTTCATCACTTGGTAGGCCGTGAATTCACCCATGGAAGCCTCCGCAAGCTCCCTGATCCCCGGAAGGATGACGGGGGCCACGGCGTTCAGAAGAAACTGATTCATGCAGGGGAGCAACCCCATGAGAAGCTGCGCCCTTCCCGGGTCGATCTTTGGTGCCATTTCGATCACGTTGGAGCTGTTCATCGTGTTCCTCCTTCAGCGGGTTCCCGCTACCTCGTATTTTACTGTGAATCCCGCAAGGGACCACGGGGAATCCATTTGGTCGGAATAGAAACGGATCCGCACCCACTTCCCTTCCTTCCGGAAATCGTCAAAATCGCATTTCTCCGATACGCCGATCGTGAACGGGGCGGGATCCGACCACTTGATATCCTCGCCCAAGCGGTTCCGGACTCCTACCCGGATCATTATTTCTGAAACTTCAGTCTGCACTTTCAGATCCGGGATCACTTCGGCGATCCGCTTCATGTGGTCCGGAAGGTCGAAATTCAGATCGCCCGTCTCTATATACCCGTCGATCGCGTTGTAGATCGTAGCCGAGTATCCGTTGTTCCCGCTGTCGAGCTGCAGGAGATCCCCGGCGGCCGTTCCGATGATCTCCCGCGTAATCCCTGTAAGGGTTTTTTCCCCGTGGCAGGAGAAGGAGATACCTTGAATCGTCCATATTTTCAGCTCGTCGTTGTAGATAAACGCCGTGTCCGGGACCGTGTTCGCGCCCGTCGCCACGCAGAACCATACTTCGGACGCGGCCCGGACCGGAAAGCAGAAAGCCGTCTCGAGGGCGTTCTCGTTGAGGTTGTCGAACAGCTCGTCACGGATCGGAAGCCCGATCGCGTCCGGCATCACCCCTGCCGTCTTGAAAACGTCCTGTTTCCCGAGGTAGAAAATATAGTTTCCAAGCCGGCAGACGCATTTCGAGGAAAGGATCTCCGCGTCGGGGTCTGTCTCCACAAACTGCTTCGTCGCCTGGGCGAAGTCCGAAGTCCACATCCCGCGTTCCGCGAAGAAGAACATCTTCTGGCCGTTGGCGATCTGCGCCTTGATGTTCGCCAGCGCCTCAATGTCGGTGTTGTAATCCATGATATCGAACCGGCCGGCTTTCCCCGTCGTGTCGATCGTCCAATTCTCCGGGTTCCCGGGCTCCGTCCACCGTACGCGCCCCGGGTAGGTGTATCCGCCCTCGAGGATGTTCGACACAACGAGCCGGTGCATACAGGTTGAAATACGTTTCGCCCAGGTGGGAGCCCCCGAAAGGGCCGTCAGCGCCGAGGCGTAGACCGGCCATTTCCAGATTGCGTCCTTCCCGTTCGACACAATCGGCAGACCGGCGACGAGCTCGAATTGCCACACGTCCGAGGCTCCGCCCGTGGGCGCTGGCGAGGGCGTGATATCGGTGTACGAGGAAAAATCCGCGTTGAAAGCGTAGATCACCGTGTCGCAGCATACGATCGTCCGGACCGCCCCATCCGTACCGATGAACGTGAAGGATGCCCGGACCGCAACGTGCCCGAACGTCGAGGCGAGGTACGCCACGCCGAGGGTTTTCGAGACGTACCCGGGCGTAAACCGCACGTTTCTCCCGATCGCCCACAGGACGAGCGACCCAGGGAGCTGGCTGTTGATCCCCTTGTCCAATTCGCGCGCGATATGATATTTCACCTGGCCCATTACGGAATCTCCTGGACGTTCATCCGGATATTTTTCTCGTAGGTGTACCCCGCGACCGTCGTTCCCCGGACCCCGAGAAGATACGTTTCGCCGTCCGATCCCTCCGCGACATGGACCCCCACCTTGGGGGTGATCGTCTCGATGAGGACTACGATCGTCGCTGAAACGTCCGTCCCGTCCGATTCCTTCGTGGCGAGGACCGCCCCCGAGGAAACCGCGTCTCCCGCCTCGAGACGTCTTGAGTAATCCACATCGAACAGGAGACGGTCGGCCGGCTGCTTGTTGAAACCGTCCGTAACGACCGTGGCGATCATCAGGAGAAGGTCCCGCTGGTAGACGTTCCCGAGGTTTGACGTAATGACGCATTGGATCGAATGTTCTTCCCCTTCGATCCCACCTTTCAGGACCACATCCACATCCGGGGAATTGATCGTCTCGCTGTCGATGATGGAGGCCACGGACGAGACGCCGGTTGCTGAATTAACACAGGTCAGCGTTTTATAAGAGATGATTTCCCCATCGAGGAAGTCGGTGGAGAAATTGAAATGTACCGGGAATTTCTCGATAGAGCTCTTGGTTATATTGTCCATTTTAGTATGCCCTCGCCGCCATTCCTACGTAACTTCTGTTTGGATCTCCCGTTGGGATAAAATTTCCAACACCCCTTGTTCGGATAACAATATTTGTTGCTGCCCCATATCCGGCAGCATATATGTCTCCGTTCATTGTTGCTGCCATATCCCGAATTGCCATGCTTGGGAATCCAATGGAAACAAAATCACCAACCCCGCCAAAACGAACATATATATCGCCACCGTAATCCGCGCAATATATATCTCCATTTTTTGGAGATGCACACATCCCTCGCCAAGTCCGATGTGTTTGGCCTAATGCGACAAAATTCCCGGAGCCCCCCGTCCTTATATAAATATCTCCGCTGTTTACACAAGCGTACACATTCCCAAGGGCATCCCCGGTCATTCCGAACCAATCCCTGTTTACCTCAAGCACAGAGAAATTACCCACC